AAAAGGATGGAACGGTGCATCTGACCATCATTCCGGGTAAGGTAAAGACCATCAAACTTTGACGGATATTGAATTGTTTGGGTATGGAGTGGGTAAATTTCAGTATATCACGGGTATTTGATGAGGAGAGCAATTAGTGTAAAATAGTTTTTACGCCTTGATGTTATAATCTTTACATAAAAGAAAACAATTCTATCGTTGAAGCTCTTACGTGGGATACCGCTTTCAAGAACATAAACGAACCAAGCGGATGGGCCATGAAAGGGATACATGAAGAAGCCTACTAATAAATCCGGCATCAATTGACATAACAAAATCGGATAACTGAAAAATTATCCGCTTTTAGTTTCTTTATTTCGAAAGAAAGATATATATTTGCAACGCTTTTTCAGAAAAGCACCCGATATTGCAGAAAAAACAGTTGCCGAAATGGCTCAGTTGGTAGAGCAATTCATTCGTAATGAATAGGTCCCGGGTTCGAGTCCCGGTTTCGGCTCAAGGGGGTTCAAAATGCCCCTTTTTTTTATTTTACGCCAATAGGCTATAAATCAATATCTTACAAACCTAATCGACTGATCTTCAACGTGTTTAAGTAATCTTACTAATGATTACTGCCGTTACTGTGCATTACTTATCATTACACTGTTGAACTATTTGTGATACCAATTTGTTCCTGGTATCACAGCTGGTATCACACTTGGTATCACATTTACCATAATTAACAAATTATAAACTAAAAAGAAACAGTATGGAAACATGGAAAATCAAGCCGGTATTCGACAGAAAAAAGAAAGCAACACCGGAGAAATCAGCTAAGGTTGAAATTGAAATTAAATTCTCACGTACAGAAAGGAAATGGATCTCAACAGACATTGAACTGTATTCAAACCAATGGGATGGAGAATTTGTGGTACGTCACGCTAAATTCAAACAATTAAATAAAGCAATAACCCAATATGTAAAAAAGTTTGATGATATTATCAAAAATATAAGAAAAGAAGGAAAAGACATCAATCTAAAAAACTTTAATATTTTTTATAACGAAAAACACGTAAAGTCTAAATCGTCATTTTTAGATTTCGCTTATGACGAGTTACAAAGAAGGGATCTTAAATGGTCAACCAAACGAGCGCACCTTATAGCACTGGAAGCTCTAAAACGCTCCGGAGTAATTAAAACATTTGACGATATCACTCCTGAAAATATAGCTTTATTTGACAGGTTTATAAGAAGAGAAGATCCAACAAGAGGACAGACAACAATACATGGATACCATAAGAGAATAAAACCTTATATTAATGAAGCGCTTCGGCTTGGACTTATCGAGGACACACCTTACAGGGTATTCAAAGATAAACATGGTAGATATAAAACAAGACAGCCTCTCACAATGGACGAACTGCAATCTATCCGCAATATAGAGTTGAATGATCGACAATTACAAAAAGTACGTGACCAGTTTATATTTCAATGCTATACCGGCTTATCATGGGTTGACTTATACATGTTTGATTATGACAGATGTACTGTAGAACATAACGGAGTTGCATATATAGACGGAGAACGTATCAAGACCGGAACCAAATTTTACACACCTATACTTACTCCAGCAATGGAAATATTAAAAAAATACGATTATAAATTTACAGTCCCTACTGTACAGTCATTTAACAGAAGCCTTAAAATCATAGCTGAACTTATCGGCTTAAAAAAGCCCTTAACCAGTCACATAGCCCGACATACATTCGCTACCACTGTTGTTTTAGCAAATGACGTACCTATCGAAACGTTGTCTAAGATGCTAGGGCACACAAAGGTTTCAGTCACACAAGTTTATGCAAAAATTCTAAATAGTTCAGTAGAAAAACATGCGGAAAAATTAAACAGTATTATATAAATCCATCCGTTGTGCTTATGAGTTATCGCTTTTAGTTCATAGGCACAACGATATCACCCTTGCCAACACGACAAGAGGTATCAGCCTGTATATCCACCTCTCTATACGTTCCATCGCATCACAGCAAGCAAACGACAGAAATACCAGTGAGGCACATCATCAGCATGTTCAAGCAATATGTTCAACTTATCTTCTTTCATATATAAACATAAAAAAAAGCGGTAAAACCGTTGGGAATTACCGCTTTGAAATCTCTATAAAGAATAAATATCCTTGCATTAGGTATACCTACAATCATTGAAGGGTAAACTTGTGGCAAGGACGTAGACTTAAATTGTTGCCAAGAAAGAGGACAAACTACTCATGTCTTCGAACTCTTTTATTTCAGATTCACTTTGTCTGAAAACTCTTTTTGAATTACGACCGTTTGTTACAGCCTCCAACATGGATTTTACAAAATTAGACATGTTTACCAAAGAAACATTCTTATTTTCTTCCATCACATTATATAACTCATCCGTGAAGGAACGAGACACAAATATCACTCCAGAGAAATCTAATATAACGTCCTCTTTAATGCCATCAATGGCAGATCTTATAATATCCGCATTAGCTCTTGAACGGATATCCGTACTAATCAAATCCGCAATTTTTAACATCGTATTCATATATTTATTTTTATCGAGTGTATTTATTATAGTCAAAGTCCAATGGGACCTTAACCGGAATTCTCATTAGAATTATTGTTCCATCCCAATATATAGAATTGGGAAGCTTAACAAATACAGAACCGGAGCTGTCATGCCTATGAAACGCACCTCCGGACAACATGAAAAATGAGCCATGAAGCCCATCAGAAAGCATTTCTTTGGATGAAGATATACCGTATCCTCTATTTTCTGCATTAGGCAAGTTCTTTGTAGACTTCCCCTCATTTGCCAACCTTAACGCTTCGGCATCATTCCCATTAATCTCATCCAAAAATTTTTGGGCCTTTACATAACTTCCCAGCACGGTTATTCCATCGTCAGCCAAGACCAAATCTATACAATCCTCTTTCTTTAAATACTGGGAAAAGATATAACCATGCTTGCCTTGAGAATGTTCGTTCATGTTATCAATCAATTCTCCTAAAAGATATGAAAGAGGAGTAACGATACGATAATCAGCTCCACTTTGTGTCTTTATAATTCTTTGAAGAATGCTTTGTAAATCGTCAATATTACTTTTGTGCAAATCAAACTGACATACTGGCAAATATGTTTTAGAGATATATGGCTCCAAAACCTCTTTCATGTTGGATCCGGCATCCACAAGTAATGGGTTCTCAAAATAAACCAAGTCCAAATAGCCAGTGATACGTATCGGTCTGTTTATGCATGTCACATTCTTCTCACACCTTTGCTTATATATAACAAGCGGAGCGAGAAAAAACGGATGAAAAAAAGAAGTGTTACTTAAATCCCAGCATAAATCATTCATGCAACAATTGTCAGTCTGTTGTATGACTTGAAACAGATGATTAAATGCGCTTCCTATTCTTTCATCTCTATCCACGTTTGGTATATGAATCACCTTCTTCATGATGCAAATTAAGTGATAAGTCTACATATTTGCAAATCATATCCCTTATTATTTTTAGCGGTAATTCCAACAAGTCAAAGAACGCTTCTGTTCGATTATTATTTTTTTTCTTCAGACAATATTTTCTTTATTCTTTCCTCCGTAAATCCAAAACAAGACGCAAAACGTTTGAACGCATTGCGCTTATCAGTAGGAATAAGTGAATACATGCTATTTATAGGCGTTTCACTTTTTATCGCTTTTAGCATCTGTTTCTTTCTCATAATAATTTATCTACCTTTTGTTTACAGCAATCACACTCACACAGCAACGTATGAGCATATTCCCACATCTTTTCCACTATATCATCCCCGATATACTGAATTTCCTCTCCATACGGAGTTATATTAAGCGCCTGACATATATGGGTAGCCAGATGCCCGCACTCATGCCGCCAAGATTTCTGAAACTCCTTTGCAGAGGATGTAATGGCAATGACCATTATTGTTTTTCTATCCCTGAAGTTGGAATATGTGACGCCGGTATTCATTTTGCCGGAACTCATATTGTCATAGGCTGTACGAAGCATACCCCCGTCACATCCGATGGAATACATATTGTCTATTATCTCGTCAACATAATAGGTGTCAACGGCATAATACGTATACACATCCCAACCGTATTTTTCAAGAGTAAACCTTTGGCGTATCATAACTTATAGCATTTCGTCCCATTCTATAGGCTCACCGGCTCTAATCATTTTGGCATACCACATAGACATAGCCATGCCGTCCGGAGCATCGGGATCGTCAATCATATCTTTAATATATAGTGCAAGGTGTTGATCATCGGGCACAGAAGATTTCAGCAAATCCGCTTTTCCTTGATTCGCCCAATACACATAATCATATAAGACATTGTTATCAATTCTTATCCCATGCTTAGTTAGGAGTTCGTCTACCTTCTCTTTGGATATAGGCTCTATTCTTTCCTTTTTCCCTGTAGCTGGATTTGTTTTCTTCATAAGCGACACAGCGAAGTCGCACATCTTTTTATTAAAATGCCAAGAAAAATTAGAAAGATACGCTTTCATTTCTCTTGGGCGTTCATCATATATATCAAGTGGTTCTCTTCTCATAACATATAAATATTATAGGGGAGTAGTATATTACGACTCCCCAAAGTTAAACTTAACGATAACGGGAATAACGTCCGGTTCCACGAACGCCCCGTCTTTGTCCCATACCACGACCTGAGCCACTGTAACCACCGCGCTCACCCATACTTTCATCATCATAATAACGGTCATCGTCATCCCAACGCTCACCCATGCCTTCACCTTCGGAAAGTTCTTCTATGCATTGCATGAGCTTGCCGCCATAACGCAGCATCTTTTCCGCATAGTCGGACATTTTCTCGACCTTGCTCTCGGAAATTTCAATCATCATCATACTATTGTTTTTTAGAATTGTTACTACTAGAAGCCTTCTCAGAAGATTTGAGAAAATCGGCCATCATAGCCCTTAGTTCACTTAACTCTTGTCTTAGAGCTTTATTTTCCGCATCCTGGCGTTGGCGTTCTGCAAATTCCGGATTAAGAATTTGAAGCATCTTGTCGCAAGACTCCATAACTGAACGGTGATGGTCTACGCTGCCTAAAATCTCCGATGAACGGTTTCGCATGGCGGCAACTTCCGCATTCATCGATTCCCTTGAACCGGATATTACCATATTCCCACCTCCGGGAAAGTTTGCATCAGCAATGTCTGACATCGCCGGTATTTTTTGGAAAGTCACCGTCTGTTCCCCTACCTTGATTGTTATGTCAACAACCATTCTTGGAGGCTGTCCATAAGGAAGAGGCTGTTGCATAAACTCCGGAACAGGATTGGAAACACCTGAAACGGACCCAACTTCAATATATGGAGTACCGTCCTTATGAAGGACAAAGAACTCGCTGTTTACTCGTAGATTCTGAAAAGGCATAATTAATTAACTCTTTAAGAGGACGGGATTTACCCCGCCCGTTGTTTTTTTAAACCACTCCGGTCATAATTTGCAACGTATTAGTCGCACGGTCAAACCAGAACTCATACACACCAGTACCGGGAATGTCTGCCGCAGTCAACGCTTCACCGTTATATTTGGTGACCGCCTGTGTAGCTCCATTACTCTCAAACAGAACAGGGAGCGTGCCGGTTGTGCCGGTAGGTATCGCTTGGGTAATATCAACGTATATCGTTCCTCTGTACCATGCGTTCACAAAGGCATGGTTGGGAAAGGAAAACACCACATTAGCAGTATTAACCGTCACACCCGAGGTTGATATAGCCGCAGAGCCCTTGCGGTTTACAAATTGGAAAGGATATACTGCCATAATAGCCTCCTTTCTCAATTAACCCCAAAAACCATTACCGGCAGCATAAGGATTGAAACCACCATACAAGCCGTATTGGTATGCTACACAGTTGGGAACTGCCGCAATAGGACTGTAAGGCACGGTTACGGTTTCCGGCTGCTTGCATTCAATTTTGGCTAGGCGCGCGCTTAAATCTGTCAAAGCGGCTCCAAGAGGTGCAGTAGCTTGCCCTACAATTTGAGATGTCATGGCTGAACTCTTGTAAGTGCTGTTCTCTTCACGGAGTTTGTCAATCTTGTTTTGCATCTCACGCATTTCAGCGGCACGTTGACCGTCAATAATCTGTCGTGTGCTGTCCTTGATGGAATTTTGCAAGTCACAAGTCTGACGTTGTGTTTCATAGGCCACGGATGCAAATCCTCTTTCCTGCCCGGTTGCAACACCATTAATTGCATTTTGCAAAGTGTTTGTCTGCTGACAGATAGCTAGACGGTTCTCACAGCAGCATGATGCGATCTGTTGTGCAATCTGACAGTTGCCGGATTGGATAGCATTAATAATCTGCATTGAACTCTGCCCAACTTGATTTCCTACCTGTTGAATCTGTGACATTACACCGTTAATAGCCTGTTGAACCTGACCAATTGAACAGTTCAGATTTGTAGCCAGATTGTTGATGGTCTGACCGTTTCCTTGAATAGCACTCATCAGCAACTCCCGTCCTGCGTCGTTGTTTATCAAATTGGGGATTCCTGCTGCTCCATTGCCACCGCCAAAGCCGCCATTTCCCCATCCGTTGTTACCCCAACCCATGAGGAAAAACAAGAAAATAACCCAAATGAACCAACTTCCCTCACCGCCAAAACCACTGTTGTTACGGCTGTTCATAGCTACAAGCAAATTAGGGTCTATGCCCTTCTGTTGCAAAAGTGGTGCAAGCATTGCCATCATGCCGCCACCACCATTGTTCCCACTTTCCGGGAACACATAAGTCTTTGTTTCGCTCATAATATATACAATTAGTTCCGGTCACATGACCGTTCACAAAAGTATATATATCATATCTCATGAGGAATCAGTTGTTTCCCAACAAATTCTTTATATTATCCCAATATATTCTCATCATTTTTTCACTTTTTAGACGTATATGAAAATTTGATATCATATAGTTCACTGAACGCTTAGTTTTATGAATGAGAGAAGAAATCTGAGATGGATAAAATCCTTTTTCGTATAGAATATATACAAGGATATATCTAGCGTTAACAATCTCTGTGACACGGTTGTCACTTACTATTAATTCGGTAGGTATTTCTGTTCCTTTAGAAACAAGAGCTATTATTTTGGCAAAAATTTCAGACTTACACATTGTGGTTTAAATTTTTGTTGTATTTTTGCCTTGCCAATCAAATACAATCATGACAAAAGCATACGTAGGAAATAAGTAAGGATATTACTACCCCTGATACTTACCTATGTATGCTTTTGTATGCTTTAAAGTTTGATTGGCGTTAAACTTCAAGTGTCGGGGGTTATTTTAATTCTGCCCCCTGAAAGAATTACTTTTATTAAATGAGTTTTTCTATTATATGCCACACTTCTACCTGTGGCGGATGATACTTGATGTTGCTATCTCATCTTGCACCTCCCTTCTTCTTTATCAACCAAATGACTACGATTAACAATACTAATATAACACCTATAGATAACTCTCCTAGTTCTAATTTTGTCTTCTGCCACCATGTTAATTCCTTCTCCACAGGATAGGGAACTTCTACCTCTTTCTCCTTTTCTATATAGGCTGTATCGCGGATTGTCCTGTCACGGTAGACTATATGCCACTTGTCAACTAATACTGAATCGCCTTTCTCTTTTACATAGACAGAATCCTTAATGTGAATGGAATCACGTTCATGCACGGTAAGATAAATACTGTCAGTCCTTATTGTTTCCACCGGGACATACCTTATACTCCGGCATGACCCAAACAGCAATAGCAATGCTATCGCTATCGCAATCCATATATAGACCCTTTGTCTCATCCCTCAAATTTTATATCGTTGATACGGTTCATCCAACCACGTTTGAACTTGTTGTTTGCTGGGCGTTTCCGGCATATATCCTCGATGAAATCAAACCGTGCAATCTTGATCTGGTCAAACAGTTCACGCGGATTACGGGAATTAACTGCGGCAAGTGTCTTAGGTCCGACAATGCCATCAGGAATCACACCAACCAAATCTTGCGGTACTTTAATACCATGTGCCCCAGAAGCCCATACAAAATCCACAAGAATATTCGCCACGGATTGCGATTTAATTTCGTCAGCCTTCCATCTGTTCCAGTACATGGTTTTCAAAATCTCCGTCCATTCTTCTTTCGTGATGTTTTTCAATCTTTCAACCGTAGGCTTGGGATAGCCTTTCTTCCGGCAATACGTTTCATAAGTTCCGATGGTTACGCCCATATTGGTAGCCCCTCCCAAATCGTCAGGGTCATTTATAAAACCGCCTTCCCACTTCAGGATAAACGGTGCAAGTTTTCTTACGTCAGCCATTTCTCTTTCCCTCCTTTTCTTTTAATTGCTCTATTAAATTATTAAACCGGCTGTTAATATAGATGCTGATGCCAAAAACACTACCGGCATACAACAGACATTGAGCAAACAACCACAATACACTGTCGTGTATCTGGCCCATAGGTTCCGAGCACACAAAGCCAGCCACAGCCAAGGACGCTCCCAGTACAAGCATCCCCACAGCGGTTGAATACTGAATGTTTTCTTTTGTCTCCTTTCTCATTATACAAAAATTATAGTTCAATCCTTTTTTAATCCTTTAATTACACGTTTTGGATTACCCGATTTTCAAGCTAACCTTTATTTTGTTATACAAAACAAAAAAGAGCCTGCTACGGAAACTAATCCGCAACAAGCTCTTGGCTTTATCAAATATGTAGTATGTCCTTTCGTCATAATTAATGTGGCGTGCATCTTCACACGCTTCCACAAAGATAAATATTGCTTCTTTCTTTCGCAAATAAGAATACAAAAAAAAGAACGACCGCCAGCAAAAAGCACAGCAGCCGTTCAATCCACGCCCTACTCTCTATCCCATTTTCCCAAGAAGACAATAGCGAAGATATCAAACAGGTTGTATCCACATGGGAAAAAGGTTAATAAAATATATGTTGTATAATCTGTTATTTTAATTTAGATTAAACAAAAATAATATTTAAATTGTTTGTTAATGAATAAATTAATTTGTTCCTTTGTAGCAGGCAATAGCCTTCATGGTGTGAAGTTACACCATACCCACTTTTAGAACGTGATCACTGTGGAGGCAATTGCTGTATTATAACGGCGGTTGCCTTTATTGTTGAACAATGAAACATTGGTTTAAGATACCTTCTTTAAAGAAGTCGAATAAGGATATGTATAGTGATGCTACTTATCATGGTAAAGATGATGGTGGTAATTTTATTTATGTTCCTAAATGGGTGGAAAATCTGTTTTATGGCAATAGAGGGAATATAGATTTTGACATGTCGACCGTTGAAGGGAAATCAAGAGCCTTACATAAATGTTGGCCGTTTGCAATGGTTCTAGATCATTGCGGAAGAATGATGCAGAATGGGCGGTATTATGTGACGGATATTAACGGAAACGAGAAGAGGAGTTTCAAAGACATTGTGACTCTTCTGAATCGTCCGAATGTGATACAGAGTGGGCGTTCTTTTATAAAGCAGATTGAGATATCTTTGAAGTGTTTCGGATTTTGCCCTGTCTATACACTAAGAGCTTTAAAGTCTGATCTCCCTAAATCCATGATGGTAATACCTCCCGAATTATTCTACATGGAATCATTCGGTAAGGATCCGTTTACTCAAACAGAGCTTTCTTCAATTGCTAGTAAGGTATATATACGTTGGGGAAATGAGAATATAGAACTTGGTGATGAGGAGTATTTTGTCATATACGATTCGATAATGGATATTCCAAGTAATAATGGAGGGAGAATTACCTTCCACTCCCCTGTGGACGCATTATCTACTCATACTCGAAACTATATGGCTCAACTGATAGGGAGAGGAAACCTTATTGTTAATGGAGGACCTAAAGGGATACTATACGGAAATGATACGACTGACGTAGGGAATGCAGCTATTACTCCGTCTGAATCCAAGAAATTGCAGGATGATTTCAAAAGGAAATATGGTATAGTGCATAAGTTGTATGAAATCATGGTGACTCCTAAGAAACTAGGGTGGATTACATTAGGGTCAAATACAGACCAATTGAAGCTTCATGAGGAGGATAAGGCGTGTTTGGAAGCGATAGCTCAGACGATAGGCTTTGACCCCAATCTGATTATACAAGGAAGTACTTATGATAACTCTTCTCAAGCAAAGAAAGCGGCATATCAGGACCTTATTATACCTGACAGTGAATCTATAACAGAGGCTCTGACTAATGCTATATGTAAGGACAGGGCAATAATCAAAATGGACTTCACTCATGTCCCTTGCCTTCAAAAGGATATGAAAGAATTGGCGGATGCCTTGTCTACAGCCTCTAATGCTGTAGCTTCATTGTATAACAATCGGCTGATTACTTTTGAAGAGGCAAGAACCGAAATGTCCAATTTTACAGATATTGATCCTGATAATCCTAAGGGAGAATTTAAAAGTGAAATAAATAATGATGGAGACAAGCAAATACAAAAACAGGCTGGGGAAGCAGTATAAATCCTTAGCTTTTTATGCAAAGGAGATACAATATGATTCTGGCAGCAGAACTATCAGTGGCTATGCTGCGGTTTTCAATAACATTGATAAGTCCGGTGACATGCTCCTGAAAGGTTGTTTTTCAAAAAGCATACAGGAGAGAGGCCCGGGAAGTTCTGCTAATGATAAGATTATCATGTTGTGGATGCATGACATGCATGAGCCTATAGGACGCATTACGCTTCTGCAAGAAGATGAGAAAGGGCTTTACTTTGAAGCGTCTATTGATGATGTGGAAAGAGGAAATCAAGCGTTGAAGCAGCTTGAAAGTGGCACTTTGAACCAGTTCTCTATAGGTTATAGTTATGTATGGGAAAAATGTGAATATGACAGGGAACGTGATTGCTTGGTTGTAAAGGAAGTCATTCTGTATGAGATATCCGTAGTGTCCATAGGATGTAACGGAGAAACTGAATATCTTGGTCTGAAATCGGCAGAAGAATATGAAAGTGCGTTGGAGTCACTTCCGGTTGAAATAAGTGATGTATGTAAAGGACTTCCGATAAGAAAGAGGGAGGAAATCCAAATGTTAGTAAGAAAAGCGATGTCACTCGCTCGATACAAGCCGGCAGACAAGCCACTTGATGAAGAGGGAGCCGATGAAAAAATAAAACTATTTACAAAACCTTTAAAACTTAAAGAAGCATGAAATTTGACTTTTTAAGCAAAATTGATTTGTCGGTAATGGATGAGGTTTCCGTGAAGTCATTACAGGCGTTGCAGGACGCAATAAACGCTACTGTAGGCGATTTCATGGACGATACTATCGACAAAAAAACTTTTGAGGATAAATTAAATGAGGTTTCTCAAAAGATAGATTCCGAAAAGGAATTGGATACAGTGCGTAAGGAACTTGGTGAGATGAAAGAGATAATCGTTCGCATGAAAGGTGCAATGCATAAGAATGAAGACGGGCAAATGGTGTTCAAGTCTGTAGACCAGCAGATTGAAGATCAATTGAAGGATTTCATCACAGTAGGCAAGCATGGAGAGAAAACTGTGGACTTGAAAACGGCTTGTAAGCAGTCTATAGGATTTAAGAAAAACCTTACGATTGTTGTCAACAGAAAAGATGTATCTCCTGTGACAAGTACAAATGTGGCACCACATTATAATATGACTATTGATAATCAATTGTCTGTTGAACCACGCTCTCAGACTGTAATCCGTAAATTTGCGAATGTGGCAGCAATATCTACACGATCATTGACTTATGCGGAGTTCAATCCGGGTGAAGAAGAAGCCGAATGGGTTCCAGAAGGCGGTCTTAAGCCTATGATGAGCGGTACATTAGCAGAAGTTACTATCAATGCCGGTAAGGTGGCTCTTGGAACAAAGACATCCGAAGAAACATTATCTGATTTGCCCCAGTTAGTTGCGGAGGTTAGGGCCGAGATTATCAATCGTATTGGTTTGAAAGAAGAAGAAGGTATTCTGTCTGGTACTGGTTCCGGCGGTCAGATTAAAGGGATTGGGAGTGATATACCTACATTCTCTTTGACAGCTCTGAAAGTAGAGAAACCCAACACTTATGATGTTATTGTTGGTATGTATACACAGATTGTATCAATGTCCAATATGGCTTATCGTCCAAACCTTGTGCTTATGCATCCTCTTGACTATGCACAGATGCAGTTGACTAAGGATGTTAATGGACAATATCTCCGTCCTTTTCGTATTGGTGATGAACTGATTCAAGGTTTGAAAGTGGAAACCAGCACTGCAATCAAACAAGGTGATATTTGGGTTGGCGATTTTAACTATCTTAACATCCGTGATGTATGGGTTCTTACCATTACACTTGGGTGGGAAAATGATGATTTTACTAAAAATATGGTGACTATCCTTGGTGAAAAACGTCTTATGGTGTATATTAAAAAGCAATATAAAACTGCATTTGTCAAGGATAAGATTGCGACCGTTATTGAAGCTATAACCCCTGCCGGTATTGGCGGATAAATTTATTAAACATTATGAAAGTAAATTTGACTAAAACTTATGAGGTTGAGTTCGCAAAGGACGGGGCCGTTTATAAAAAAGGTGATAAAGTAAGTGTTAATATGTTACTTGCAGGTAAGTTCTTCCAAGATGGACGTGTTGCCACTGTTCCTTCGGAATTGATGGAGGACGCTAAGAAAATCGGTGCTGAAGATTTGTTCAATAAAAAGAAGAACCTCAAAGATATTGTGTAATGTTGGTGGATTATACTTTTTTCCAAGGTGGTATTCTTGATATCGAAGGTGCAGTATTGAATATACATACTCCTTCTGAAACTAATAAGGCAATTGTTGACAGCCTTCAAGGCTTTGTAATGCAATATGAGCCGGAATATTTAGAGAAGCTCCTAGGGGAAAAGTTGTATAAGGAATTCTCATCCTATATTTCCAACGATGGAAAAACTAAGGAAAAAAGATGGGATGATCTTATAGCGCATCTTGTCATGAAATATAGTGATGGCGATAGGGAGATTTCCAAATCCCCCATCGCCAACTATATATACTTCCATTACTTGAGACATAATCACACTCAGGCGACTATTACAGGAGTGAAGGCTGATGGAGATGATGGTCGTCTTGTAAGTCCCGAAAGGAAAATGATGTTTGCATGGAACGACATGGTAAGAATGAATATCAGACTTGTGAGATGGCTTCAAGCCAATAATGCGGACTATCCGGATATCGCCACCGATTTCGAATTGATGGAAACAATTAATTCCTTTGGGTTATGATAATTGATATAATATCAGATGTATGTGCTTCCTTGTCAAAAAGAATGGATCAACAGATAAATTACATATATGGTGACAGTTCTTATATAAGGGAAACACTTCTTCTTCTTGGGAAAAGCAGGGTGACAGCATCGGGAAAATTCCCAATGATAGGGCTGTATGTTCCCTTAGACGAGGAAAGGGATAGTGAGAATTATTTTTGTAAGGCATCTGTAAACATAATAATCGCTACCAATACACTGGAAAAGTATACAAATGAACAACGTCGTGAGATATCTTTTGAAGGTATTCTTCGACCTTTGTATTACGGATTCATAGAAGAGTTAAAAAAATGTGATAAATTTGATTTCGGTTACTCCGGTATTGTAAGCCATACATATTCAGAAAATTATAGTTTTGGAAGACGTGGCGCTGTTGATGTTGACGGTAAGGAAGTTGGCGAAAAGATAGATGCTATTGAAATAAAGAATTTGGATTTAACAGTTAAAAATCAGAATTGTTATGCGAACAGATATTAGAGAGTGCGGCAGCACGTCCGGATTTAATACTGGAATGAGTTACTGCCCCCTGCAACCGGACAAGGTCGCAGGTGTTATATTGGTCATTCATGGCAAAAAACTGCCCAAGGAATTGACTGCTGATGCTTTGGAGGAAGCCTGTCATGCTGATTATCCGGACAGAATTTATCCTATTACAGGATTTTCGGAATACGCGGTAAGCGGCGGCGAACCCAATACAACAGAAAATGGTTATGCCGGGTCGGAAATAACGGGCTATTCGGCAAGGACGGATACATTCACGTTGCGTAAGTTTAATCTAGCTTTACAAGCTAATCTTGTAGCCAACAAGGATACATTGTTTGATATGTATGTTTTTGACAAGAATAATGTAATCTACGGAGAAGATGACGGAACAGATGAACTTGCAGGTTTTGCATTATCTGGTGTTTACCCTACAGGACAGGCTTATGATTCAAGCGGTCAGAAGGCTTATCTTGCGTTTAATGCGATGTATTCCGATACCGAGAAGATGATGAAAAACATGTCTGTAAAGCAAGCGGGTGTCAATTTGGAAAATGTTCTCAAGGGATTGAATTACGTTGAGTTTGTCAAAATGACATCTCCTGAAAATACATATAAGCTCGTGGATCATTATGACCGCACGGATCTTACTGCATATTATGGATCTATATTGTCTGAGAAGGCTTCAACGGTCGTTTCTGGTGCATCAGCGCTGGAATACAGCAACGGTGTGCTTACAGCGACAGGAGGTGTGCCGGTGCTTAAATCTCCTTCTATTCTACAGACTAATGGGGTCATTGGAATTGAACAATGGGTATAATGAGAATTAATGGAGTTACATTTATAGAATCCGAAGTGGTTAAGCTTTCATTGGATGAGTTTGTCGCTCAGAATATAGATGTATTCTGGAAGGACATTTCTAGAGAAAGGCGGAAATCAAGGCTGGTTTCCGTATATAATAGGATTATCAATAACAGTAATTTAGGAGGCGGGGGAGATTGATCCCCCGTTTTTGCTATGACATTGGAGGAATACGCGAGATGTTGGAAGAAATTGGCTGATGGCATTCAGCCAATGATAAGGGATAAGATGGAAAGGGATGTTCCTCAGTTTGAGGAATATATACGAGAACAGCTATATAGTGGTGTTGATGGCGATGAAAGTCCTTTAATTCCCGGATATACAGAGGACCCATACTTTAAAAAAGCTTATGGAGAGCATTGGAGGAAAAATGCCGAACGCTATAAGAATTGGAAGACAAAGATACAGAAACCAAAGCCTTCATATTTGGGTTTTTCTGCAAGAGGAAATAATACTCCAAACCTTATCATACGTGGAGATTTTTATAGTTCCATCACGGCAATACCAATATCAAATGGTATAAGGATTGCCAGCTATGGCGTTTCTTTTGGTTCTGATATTGAGAAGAAATATGGTTATAAAATTTTCAAGGTAAGCTCCAAAGCAAGGAGGCATTATGTTACGTACAGGCTTATGCCCTCTATTGAGAAATTTATAAGGAGGTGCGAATTATGAAAAACTGCTTGTGCCAAGGGAATAAGTCAATGAGGGAGATGGAACATATGCGTTCAATCGCAGAGAAGGCTGCTGTTATGGATGAATGTGTTTATATATTATACAAGGTTGGAGATGTGTATAAATTCTGTCGTGAAGGTGAAAACTGGTCAGGCGAGTTTATTGAATTCATATTTCCGTGAAATGATAGCGGACATCCGGAAGGATTACCACTATCTATGTAAAGGACGGATCTACAAAATATCGTTTTCTCCTTTTTCAATATTGGCTCTTATTTGCCTTAGAAGCAAGAATGATCCTTCCATTTTGTAATTCCCTAAATTTTGTTTCGCCTGCATGATGCAGCTTTCGATAGTAAGGGCTAAATCGGGAGTGAACGCGGATTTATTAATTTGCATTGTTTGGGGGAGTTGGTTAGCATGATCATTAAACCATGCAATCATTTCATTCAATTCTTCCTCTGTGTAACTTTGTCTTTTTTCGGCCATATTATATTTCCCGTGATTAATGATGTTTATATATAAATATTTTATGCAAAAAAAGATATTTATTTTTTAATTGAAAAACAAAACTATCATTTATGTTGTAATTTAGATTTTGTCTAAATTATAGTATAAAAACGCCATATCATTAATTACCATGCGTTACTCTGTATTACTGTACATTACGGTCTGCTTTAGATCGTTTTGTGTTGATTTATAATGTGTTGTGTAATGTAAAAACATCATTTACCTTTGTAGCCGTTGCAAGTAGAGAGGCAACAGACACATGATTAAACAATCGCTCAAACGTGAGCCTTCTTTATATTTGGAAATCCGTTGCCTCTCTACTTTAGCAACGGATTTTTTCTTTCCTATAAGTTAGATTAAATCCATACAATCGGTTCTATCAGTGCCCACCGTGCGGAACTTTGGATTAAACCAATGACAGCCGTGAGATAAAAAGGCTCTTCTGTTGATTATAACTCTTGTAATGTCCTGCTCCGTTCCACGTACCAACGACAGGCAACTCACAAAGATCTTACCACTTTGACAAGAGACCGAGATACAAGTTAAGAGATAAGACTCTTAGGCAGGTGAGGGCGGAACTGTATAATCAGCACAAACATTCAGTTATATATTATGTAGTCTGAATGTTAACCCAGCTTCCTAATTAAATATTAGGTAGGTGAGGGATAGGGTACGGTATAAGCTATAACGAATAACAAGAGCAAACTTTAATATTATTATATGGATAATTCGATTAAAATATTTAAGAATGATGTATTTGGCGAAGTACGAGTAGCTGGAACAAGTGAAGAACCGCTTTTCTGCTTAGCTGATGTTTGCAATGCAGTTGAGTTGAGTAATCCTTCATCAGTAAAAACAAGATTAAACGATGAAGATTTGCAACTGCTTGATTTACACGCCCTAAATCCTGATTTATACGTGAATGGGAATTCATTTGCTACGTTTATAACAGAATCAGCCTTCTATGACATTCTTCTTTTTAGTTCTAGCAAGAAAGTAAAACCGTATAGAAGATGGGTTACGCATGAAATATTGCCCTCCATTCGTAAGTACGGTGCGTATATGACGTCCGATACTATAGAAAAGGCTCTTACATCTCCCGACTTTCTGATTCAACTTGCTACTACTCTGAAAGAAGAAAAACAGAAACGGATTGAAGCAGAAAAGAAGGTGGAAGAACAAGCCCCAAAAGTTCTGTTTGCTGATGCTGTAATAGGAAGTCGTTCTTCATGTCTTATAGGTGAACTGGCTAAGATAATATCTCAAAATGGATTCCATGTTGGGCAGAACAGGCTGTTTGAGTGGCTTCGCAATAATCATTATTTAGGAAGTGTTGGTGAACGTAGAAATATACCTAATCAGCAATATGTTGAACAAGGTCTGTTTGAATTGAAGAAAGGTACACGATCCGGCAATGATGGAGTGTTGCGTACTACTATAACAACCAAAGTTACCGGGAAAGGTCAATCCTACTTCATAAACGGTTTCCTGACTGGCAAATTCATCATTTAACCGATTGTACAACATTTCAAAGAACGAATTATGAAAAATACATTTGAATCAGCAAGTTACATTGGATTTATATTGTCAATTGTTTAATATTCATACCATTGTGTAAGATAAAAACATCATTACCTTTGCATTTGTAACAAGTGCAAGTCGTTACTTGATGTTGATTAAATATTCTCCTATTGGAGTTTATATATGACTGTACCGTAGTAGCTTGCACCTATTACGAGACTTTTTTTTATACGATTCCAAGCGTGGATAGTATAAGGGAGGAAAGCAGGAGTGAATAATGGCACAATGAGGTTCGATCCCTCACCTGCTACAATCAGTCAAAATAAATCCCCGGAGGCGGAAGTGACTGAGCCGCCAACGGGGAACAATATTAATCTTATATCGCAAAGATATGGAAAATTTTAATAAGTTAGTACCTATTGATGGGGAAAATGGCGAAAAAAGAACAATAAGTTCACTGCAAATTGCAGAAGTTACAGGTAAGGCATATTGTGGCGTGTTGAAAGTCATTAGAAAGATGGATATTATGCGTGTGAAAATAACAATGAAAAATATATTTTCATTATTTGTTTGTTTGAAAAAATGTTGTACCTTTGTAGTGCTACAACTTACTATTAAATATGCCAATGGGATTTTTTATGCCCGTAAGGAAACTTATATATTAAAATATAGGCAGACGATATCCGTGTATCATCGCCCAATGGCAATGGTAGGTTGTAGCAAACTAGGATATTTGTCTGCTTTTTTATTTAATAACAAATAATTTCATTTCATGCTACAACCAAATGAAATCTATTTGAACGGGAATAATAGTACCGTACAGATTGCGTCAGCTCACGAAACGAGCAAGACTTTCTCCTATAATGGAAACGAAGTACTTTTTGACATCAAAGATGATGTTATGGTTAACGCCACACAGCTTGCTAAAATCTACGGAAAGCGTCCCAATGATTATTTGTCCTTACCTGCTACAAATCAATTAATTAACGCAATTACAAGAAAATATGGTATTTCTGAAAATCAATTAGTTATATCAAAGGCAGGTTCATCACATAACGGAGGTGGTACTTGGATGCACAGATTAATAGTAGTTGATTTCTGTCAATGGTTAGACATTGATTTGAAACTGTGGTGTACTGAAAAACTTGATGAGTTGATGCGATACGGCATGACCGCCACGCAGCCAACGCTTGAGCAGATGATAAACAACCCTGACCTTGTTATCAGTCTTGCCACACAGCTAAAGAGCGAACGGGAGGAAAAGCAACGATTGGCATTGGAAGTGCAGAAGAAGGAACAGGAGAAGCAGTCTATTATAGAAGAAACAAAACCCGCTGTAGTTTTCAAAGAATGTTTTACAAGTTCGTCTACCAATATTCTCATAGGAGATCTTGCGAAACTTATCACCCAAAACGGATATAAGATTGGAGAAATAAGGCTTTATGAATGGATGGTAGAGAACAAGTTCCTTATCAGAAGGCAGCGATACAGCAGATCGAAGAATAAATATATAAATGACTATATGCCTACACAGAGGGCGGCAGAAATGGGATTGTTCTTCGTGAAAGAAAGACCGATAGTATCGGGTGAAAATCCCATTTTTATAAAACATACCTGTTACGTTACAGGTAAAGGTCAGGTGTATTTTCTGAATAAGTTTAAATCTTTAATGGCTGCATGATCATGGAAATAAAAATGAATAATAGCTTAACATTTGATGAAGTAGCAGATAAGTTGGGATGTTCAGTGGAGGATCTTCAAAAAATAGCTTTAGAAAATGGATTGATTGACGAGAATGGGAATCCTACCGAAATGGCAATAAGAGAGGGCCTTTTTTCTCAATATGCGACAATGGAAGATGAATATGGTACAGTAAATATAACAGTATCACATTCCGAATACGATATGATAGCAGTGTGTATATCAGATCCTGAAGACCATGAGCGTGACAGTGTGGCTTTTATTTCAAGAGAAAAAGCTCATGCATTAGGAGAATATCTTCTTAATATGTAATAACAATATTATTTATTAATCAAGTCTTTCCCACCTTATCTTACGAGGTGGTCAGACTATTTACATCCGTTAACGTTGCGATTCGCAACATAACCCGAAAAGACTATGAAAACAATAGATAAACTTGAAATTATACTTCAAAAAATGAAAGAACAAAATAATAGACTTGAACGGATATACGGCAAGCATCTCAAACTGATTGTATGCACTGGGAAAAGAAGTGAGAAGGTGAAATTTAAACATGAAGATTGAAATGCTATGTTTGTAATTTATTTAGACAATATTCTAAATTGCAAACAAATGTGTCGTAATGTTTTGATTTGATTTTAAAAGTATATTACTTTGCTGAAAATAACCAAATTATTATAACTATATAAAAAAAGTATGATATGACAATAGGAACTGTTGTTTTTTTATTAGCAACTGCTATAGTCTTGTTTATGGGCAGGACTGTTATTATGCGTTTTTTAAAAGATAATCTATTGATAAATCTTTCTAAAGGAACTTATGCAAAAAGTGTAATTATTTTTATTTCTTTAATTACTGTTTTATTATTGTATACTGGTGGTTATTTTAGAGTTAATAAAAGGGAAAGTTCTAATAATAATTCTTATGTAGTTTCGCAGGCGTTCAGAGATGCTAAGAACGGTATAAAAAAAATATTAAAATCTCCATCATCTGCGAAATTTGCAGATGAATTTGATGATGAAACAAAATATAAAATAAACTCTGATGGATCAATTATAATTCAATCCTATGTTGACTCGCAAAATAGTTTTGGAGCTATGGTCCGTACCCATTATAGATGTACTGTAAGGAATGGAGAAATAGAAGATGTTGTTACATGGTGATTGATTAATATTTTCACTTTAGAGAGAATATTTATTGAAAAAAGAGAAGGTTTTGCTTCTCTTTTTTATTTTCTTATCTTTCTAATAATGAATTAATCACTATCTTTGCTCTTAGAAGGTGCATGAAGTCATGTATCACCCAAAACTTACGAAAAGTAGTATGGCAGGAGCAGAATTTAAAATCACGGATGAAATCTCGTCCAGTATATTTACAAAGCTTGAAAAACTTTCTAAGGATTTGAAAACATTGGATGATGATTTTAAGAGAACATCCAATAGTTATGCGGATTTTGCTTCGAAACTGGCGATTCAAATCAATGCAAGTCCTGGAAATTTGTCGGAATTGGATAAAAAAAGCAAGGAATACGAGCAGACAGTAAAAAAACTACATGATACCCAGAATAAACTTGCCGACTTGCAAAAAAAATACAAGGAATCACTTAAGCAAGTTAATGAAGTAACCAAACAGGCGGTAAATAATGCGCAAGAGGACGCAAAAGCAAAGAAACTTAATGCTGAAGCTGAATTGAAACTTGAGAAGGCGCAGACAGAGCGTCTACGCCAGCAAAAACTACTGAATCAGGAACAGAAAAAACAAAAACTGACTACAGAACAGGCGATACAGCTTTCAAAACAAGAAGTCCATTCAATTGCTGAAGCTGAAGCCGTAAATAAGCAATTACGTCAGGCTGTGAAGGATTTGACAGATGCGGAAGATAAAGAAGGGAAGATACGTCAGCAATTGAATTCGGCAATAAATCAGAACACTAATTATATAAAAAGGAATCGCGATGCGTATGTGCAGGCGAAAATGACAGTCGGCGATTACAAGGAGCAGATAAAACTGGCAATAGTGGAATTGAAGAACGGCAATGATTCAATGAAAAACTTTGGTATTGTCGCAAAAGGGTTTGGAGGAATAATCAAGACTAGTATTGCTGGTGGAACCAGACAGGTCGCTTCTAATGTGGGTTCAATGATCAAGGGCTTTGTCGGAGCCCAAGCAGTTATTACAGGAATTCAGAAGCTAATAGGAGCATTTAAACAGGGGATTAATACGGCAATTGACTTTGAAGCTGCAAACAGTAAGCTCGCAGCCATATTGGGTACGACCAAAGGAGAGATAAAAGACTTGACAGCAGATGCTAGGCGTTTGGGAGAAGCGACAAAATACACCGCCTCAGAAGCGACCAACCTGCAAATAGAATTATCCAAATTAGGCTTTTCCAAGACAGAGATACTTGATATGACCGAGGGAGTGCTGAAATTTGCCCAGGCTACTGGTGCTGAATTGCCGGAAGCTGCTGCTTTGGCTGGTGCGGCTCTACGTATGTTCGGGGCTGATACGGAAGAAACGGAACGGTACGTATCCGCAATGGCTGTCGCAACAACCAAGAGCGCCCTTTCCTTTTCCTACCTTCAGACAGCAATGCCCATCGTCGGACCTGTTGCCAAGGCCTTCAACTTCACAATAGAAGACACATTGGCCTTATTGGGCAAACTGGCAGACGCAGGATTTGATGCTTCCATGTCGGCTACAGCCACCCGGAATATATTACTGAATTTGGCTGATGGCAGTGGTAAATTAGCACAAGCTCTTGGTGGACCAGTTAAGACATTACCGGAATTGGTTGACGGATTGAAAAGATTAAAAGAACAAGGGATTGATCTGAATTCCACACTGGAAATGACCGATAAACGAAGTGTGGCAGCTTTTAACGCCTTTCTGACCGCATCAGACAAGATCGTTCCTCTCCGTGACCAGATTACAGGAGTGGAAGATGACTTGAATAAAATGGCCGATACTATGGGGAACAATGTACAAGGCGCATTGTATAACTTATCATCAGCCTGGGAATCTTTGATGCTGACTATAATGGACAATACCGGAGCCATGAAGGATTTTATCGACATGGCAACAAATGGCATACGCAAAATAAATGAATGGCTAATGAGTGCGGAACAACTTGCAGATAAGCAAGTTGAAACAGCCAAGAGAGCAGCATCCCCTTATGCGGAGGAATCCATAAAATCTGAGATTATTGCCATAAACCGTTTGAAAGATGAATATATAAAAGCTGGGGATGACGAAACGACAGCGTTGGAAAAAGCCAAAAATGAAAGAATTGCCGTTCTTGAACAGGAGTTATCAAAGCAACAGTCTTTAAGGAATAAATTCTATAATGAGAACCAGCAATTATGGAAAGATATGGAAGATGCTTCATTCTTCAAACAGGCGTTGGGATTGGAAAAGACAAATGCCGAATTCGGTAAAGAACAGACAAGAACTTGGAATGAATATCTGGATAAAGTAACTAAAGTGACTTCTTTGGAAAAACAGATTGCGGATATCAGGGAAATATCAAATTCTATTGATGATGCATCTGGAACGTCTACGACTTTAACAGACAAGCAAAAAAAGGAATTGGAGAAGCAACGTAAAAAACAACTTAGAATCGATAAGGCGTATCAGCAGAGCAGATTGGAGTTAATGGATGAAGGTCTAGAAAAAGAACTTGCGAGTATTCGGTTGAATTATACGCAACGTATAGCAGAGGTGAAAGGAAATAGTGAGAAAGAAAATGAAACCCGTAAAAACCTTGCTGAGAAGATGCAGGAAGAACTTGCCAATAAAGAGATCGATTTCTATCTGAGTCAGGAGAAGAAAAAGTTACAGATAACATTAGAAGCAGTCAAAGAGGGAAGCGAAGAGCAACGTGAGTTGAGAATGCGAATGATAGATTTGGATGAAGAGGCTGAGATAAACGCCATGAAGGGGAATTATGAGAATCTTCAGGCAGTAAGGGACAAATACGAGAAAAAGCGCATAGACGAGCTGAACAGGCAGACATATGAAGATATCAAAAGAATGGAGAATTCTGCTTCACGGCAGGCGGAGGCATTTGTGGTAGGGCTTGCTGAACAGCAGAACGAGCTTGAAAAAAGCCACCTGAAAGGCGAGATGAGTGAAGAGAAATATAAGGAGGCCCTTTATAAACTCACGATAAAATATAATAAAGAAATGCTTTTGGCTCAGATATCAGCAGCCGAGGCTGAATTGAAAGTGGCGGAGGCAACCGGTACCATCCCACAGGAGAAGATAGAGGAATTAAGGCTGAAACTCCAAAAGCTGCGCGCGGATTTTGGTTCGTTATTGAATGATGAGGCGTCTAATGAAGCTGAAAAAGGGAAGAAACAAGTAGAGGATTGGGCGGATGCTTTGAAAAACATTACAGATTCCTTTCCTTCCGAACAAAGCGGGGTTGCAGATTTCTTCTCAGGGATTAATGATGTGCTTGGAGATTTGGCCAAAAAAGCCCAAGAGGCAGGTGGTTCTTTTTCTGATATGTGGGCTAATATGTCAAATGGAGAAAGGCTTAAGCTTGTTTTAGGAAGTTTAGCTAAAATCTCTGACGGTTTGAATTCCATGATGCAGAACATATACGAGAACCGCATATCCAAAATTGAAGAGGAGCAGGAAGCCAATGAGGAAGCGGGGGAACAAGAACTGGCAAGGATTGAGCGTCTTGAAGAAACAGGTGCTATCAGTTCGGAAGAAGCGGAGGCCCGTAAACGTGCCGCTGAGGATAAAACAGCACGAAAAAATGAAGAATTGGAGAAGAAGAAAGCTCAATTGCAACAAAAACAGGCAAGATGGGATAAAGCCAATAGCATCATACAGGCTACTATTGCAACGGCTTTGGCTGTAGCGAAGGCGTTGCCTAATTTCGTACTTGCTGGTATTGCGGCGGCTATGGGGGCTGCGCAAATAGCTGTGATAGCATCACAACCTATACCTAAGTATGCCAAGGGTACTGATTCGCATAAAGGCGGATTGGCTGTAGTGGGTGATGGTGGTGTTCCTGAAACAATTGTTACTGAAAAAGGAGCGTATATTACTCCGTCTGTCCCTACTTTGGTTGACATCCCTAAAGGTGCGAAGGTTATACCTTATGCTGTGGATATGGACAGGATAAAGGCTCATGCAAATGATTTTGATGGTCTTATGGCATATAGAAGCGAAAACGATCTTCCTCCTGTATCAATAGTTAATGATTATAGTGAACTGGAGAAAAAGATAGGGCATCTGGAAAAATCACAGCAGATAGGATTTGCAAAATTAGCCAAGGCGATAAGAGAAAACAATTATCAGCAATTTTCAAAAAGTATCTGATTATGAGGTATACAAGTGACATATATGAACTTCCCTTGTCCGTTTTTATAGAGATTTATACCAATGATAGCAATACTATTGAATTTGACGATGAGGACAAAGGGGCTGCATCGGCAAAAATTATCAATGACTATATAGAAATTGTCGGGAGCAAACAGTTGTTCTCTGAGATATTGAATTGTAATGAGCGTATGAATCTTGCAATGACCGTGGAGTGCATGAAGGCATGTGAGAACATGATGAAGTTGAAAATGTATGATGAGGTGCGTGATATCCTGATGAAGATAGGTTATTCGTGTAAAAAAGGTGATGTAATGGCTATGAATGCTAGAATATCCGCATTAAATTCCCGTGCACAATATGATTTGGATAAGATAAGTAAGGAAAAGAATGAGGGACTGAAGGAGAAGCCTACAAAACGTGGATTTATAAATGAAGTTGTCGCTATTGGGAAGTATAATAAGATGTATATCAATCCGAAAGAATGGACCGCCGGATCTTATGCCTGTCTTGTAAGGCAGACATGTGACGAAATCGATGGGTTGAATCGTAAAAAGAAATAATTATGTATTATCGATGTGAGTTACTTATAAATGGTCTGAAGTACAGGGTTACTGATGATCTTGAGAATTGGGACGAGGTGAAGGCTAGTTTCAAGAGAAATGACTATGACGGTGTTATCCGTACATTTTCCAACAAATTTTCTTTTGCTGGGGATGCTAGAAAATTGCTGTTAAAACAATATGATGAAGATTATTTGAATGCTTCTGCCTCAATAATAATAAGTACAAGAAATAACAGTTGGTTGTATAATGAACGGTTTAGTTGCGCTCTCAATTTCTCTACATTGCAGGATAATGGTCGTATCTTACAGATAAATGCCGTGGATGATAGCGTGGCGTCCATGATAAAGTCAAAAAAAGGAACTCAATATGAATATTCGGTCGAAGAGGTGAAAAGCCCCATTCCTCTTGTTTATGACGGACTTGAACTTTCTGAATCAGCAAAATGGATTCCTACAGGTGATACATTGGAAGACGATGACACTCTTATTAATGTTTATTTCAGCAAGAAAATGTCACCAATGCCAATATATATAACTGCCAGTGATTCCTTAATAAAGGGGTCTCTTGAATTTAATGATCAAACAGTAGGTAGTGATGATGTATATTCGATAAAGGCTCTGAAATCAATTAGGATAAATATAGAGTTTAATATTGATATGTTTGTGTTTAGGAAATATCAGTCTGGTGCTTTGGGATATGATGTAAGAGGTGTGAGGCTCCAGATTATGAAGATAAGTAATGATATTGATAGTAATGGGGAAGCGGTGACTACGGAAACGGTGATAGGAAGTTTTGAACTTACGACAGAATCAGAAACGCCAGTGGAAAAGAAGGTTTCGGAATCGTACAATATAAGTCTTTTGCATAATGATAAAATAATAGTGAGAGCTATGTATGTCAATGAGAAAGAAGAGATTGTACCTGTATTGCCGGATTTGCCATACAAAGTCTCAACATCAAGTTATTTTAAAGCATCATGGAAAAATCGAATAAACCCTGTTGAGATGGATGTTATAAAGCCCGATACATTGCTGAACAGACTGCTTAAAAGTATTAATGGAGAGAAAGATGGTTTGACTGGAGTGATTGAGGGGACAGGAGATAGAAGGCTTGATAATTGTATGCTCTTGGCGGCTGAATCAGCCCGTAAGATTCCTGGAGCCAAAATATATACATCCTTCACCAAATTTGCAAACTGGATGAGTTACGTGTTTGGTTATGCTTACGACATATCCGGGAATACAGTAACTTTCCGGCATAGAAGCAAATACTTCTCGGATGATGTTGCCAAAAGGATAGATGATTTATCTGATTATGAGATGAAGGTTAATTCTGCATTGGTGTATTCTCGGATACGAATAGGCTTTGACAAACAGGATTACGACACGGCTAATGGAAAGGATGAGTTCCGTTTTACGAATGAATATACCACAGGCGTGACCATGACGGACAATAGCCTTGAAATGATATCTCCATACCGTGCGGACGCATACGGCATAGAGTTCCTTGCTGACAAGATAGGTGAAGATACTACAGACAACGAAAGTGACACTGATTTATTTATGGTAGGGGTAAAATCTGATTCGTCTGGACTTAAGTATATATTGAACAGGGATTATCTTATGGGTGGCGTTCTCAGCCCTGACACAATGTTCAATGCCATGTTTTCCCCTTCTTCTATGGTTTTGGCCAATGAAGCATACATCGGCTCATCTGTTGAGATGCTTACTTTTGCGTCATCAGATGGTAATAGTGATGTGGGTATTGATGGAATGGGGGAAAGTAGGGATATAATTCTTTCAAAAAGGATGTTTACTGTGGCGGAGGTGGAATTTGAGACTTCGGATGTGGAACTCCCGGAAGATCTTACAGGAATTGTTGAACTGGAATACCAAGGCAAAGTTGTACAGGGATATTATCAGCAGGCTGATTACAATTTTACAAAATCACAAAGTTCAAAGGTAACTTTGATCGTGAAAAATTTTAATTCGTTATAAAGATTCAAATTTTAATTGTTATATTTGCAATGAAAGCTTGTGAAGTCACAAGTTACTAGAAACTTACGAAAAGACTATGATATCAATCGGAGATGTTTGTCCGTTATTCTTTAAACCGCTGAAATATAAATATTCAAATGCAGGATGTTTCAGACAAGTATTTTCTGTGTCAGACAACATCCTGCTGCAAATCTTTTGTGATAACGGCGAAAAACCTTCAGCTTATTTGAATGATAAGATCGGCAATATTTCCTCCAAGATAACACTGCTCACTTATGATGTAAATGAAAGCATTAAGATGTATTATGCCTCATTATCTCCTTCGGAGGGGATATATACAGTAACTATAGGCGATAAAGAATGTGAGGAGTTCTGCGTGTGTGAGAATATAGGTGATTCTATTCTGATTGAATATTCCCATAAAGATAATAATTCTGCGTTTGATAATATATTCTGGATTGATGAGGTCCGGCAGATGTTCCAGTTCAGAATAATAGGAGGATTCAAGCCGGATGGGGTGGAGTTGAAAGTTGAAAACGAACAGTTTGTGAATCAGAAGCAGGAGATAATAGAAATGTATTCTCTCCCTTATAAAACATTTGATTTTGTTTTCGGGACAAGTTGTGGCGTTCCGTATTATATAGCGGAGTTTATAAATAAGGTACTTTGCCTTTCTCACGTCAGCATAAACGGTAATTTGTTTGTACGGGAAGGGGATTCTGTTCCGGAAAAGATTGATACAATAGGTAAGAAACAGATGTTTATATATAAAGTGACTTTACGCCCTAGAGAAAACGATATTGCTGGGATCGGAGGCAAAACTGAGATCGCAACTTCTTCTTCAGGAATCGCGTTTTTACTAACTAATCCCGAAGAGGACGATGTGTTGAAATATAAGAAGGCGAAAGCTGCTTTTGTTAATGAAAATTACGTGTAATCATGGCTAGAAATCGTCCTATAAAGATATTGTGGTACGGTTCGGAAACGGATGATGAAGGAAATCCGATTATACCGAAAATATCCCCGTCATTTGAAAAGCGACTGGAAGGGTTGAATGAGGGAGAGATATACATACATAATGATGATAATAATCCTTCTATTTACATAAGAACCAATAAAGACAGGGTTGTTGCCATATCGGGAGGTGCAAATATAGAGGAACTTTCCAAATACTTTCTTCGTAAAGATAAGGAAGACACTGCCAACGGTCTTATCACTTTCTTAAAGGGTTTACTTATAGGTAAAAACGGTAGTGGAATTACTGTGCTTGAAAACGGTATGTCACAGGCTGTTGTTGATTATCTGTATGTCAAGGTCAAAGCCGTTTTTGACGAGCTTGAAGTAAAGAAGAAGACGTATGTAGGTGGCGAGCAGGTGATTTCCCATGCAGGTATGAAATGCAACCGTGTGGATGAGTTGGATGATGTCTATCGTTGTTATTTCAAAGAAGAGGAAGATGGAATTGAGATAGAGAACCAGTTTACTCCGGGATCTCTTGCCATAGCTCAGGAGTGCAATATCAAGACAGGCGTTTCTCATCATGTCGGCAACCGCTATTATTGGCGGTTGGTCACAGCAGTAGGTGAGAACTATATAGACTTGTCCAAGACCGTATGTGATCCTAATGTCGAGAACGATGTTCCGGTGGCAGGTGATGATATCGTGGGATTAGGCCATAAGACCGATATCACCCGACAGGCGGCGATAATTCTCTCTTCGGTGAACGAAGTTTCTCCGTCCATCATCATGTATCAGGGTATTAATGATTTTACCTTGACCGGGAAAGATGTCATTTCTTTTGATTTTGACAAATCTACCGGCAAGGCCCGGATGAAGGTGTACGGAGATACATATATTGGCGACAAGGACCGGACCACTTACATGGAATACACTCAGGATAAAGGTGTTGATATCAAGGGTATGTTCCACATCGAAAAAGGCTCCACCGGATGGAAGAATATGGAAGGCTTGCCGGATGAGATACAGGCGGCCGCAGATCTTGCCCAAGAGGCCAAGGATGCGATAGACAATGCGGCTGTCGGAAGTGTCAATCTGTTGCGTAACTCCGGGTTTACTGGAGATTATGAAACAGAGGACCTGTCTGCCGCTACCGAGTTATCGGCGGATACCGAACTTTTTAGCAAGCAACTGGAATATTGGACGGGAGTGGCTACCGTATCCGCAGATAGTGCTGCCGGCTCCGGGTACTCTGCCGCAATCGGTAGTTTGTCCCAGTCCGTATCATTGATTAAAGGAGAAAGTTATGTTATCAGTTATAAAGCAAAGGGTACGTCTGTGTCTGTTTCGTGCGGTTCTTTCAGTGTTTCTCAACCTCTCACATCCTCTTATCAGAGATATACCCATAAGATCACCTTCAATGGCAGTGGTATATTTCTTATCAGTGGTACCGCAACCGTTTGTGACCTTCAGTTAGAGCGTGGAACCATCGCTACTGACTGGAAGCCTTCAATTCTTGACAATGACAAGGCAACAGCCGGTTTCCAATCAATCAATTATATCGCCAGTGCGATCAAGGATGGTTCTGTGGATATTCTTGGTGGTCTGATATTGGCCAATATGATTCAACTGGGTAATTACAAGAATGGCAAGTTACAGAAGGTCACAGCCGGAGTTAGCGGAATATACAATGACGATGATGATGTGGCGTTTTGGGCAGGAGGAAAACTTGAACAGGCAATTCTGACTGTAATGAGGTTCCGTAATGATCCTGATTACCAGCCCACAGATGCGGAATGGGCGAACATGGCGAACTTCGTTGCCACTCATGGCGGTGATGTGTTCTTAAGAGGATATATCTATGCTTTGGGCGGATATTTCCGGGGAAAGGTTGAAATAGCCAATGGTAAGATACTGTTGAATGAGGATGGTTCCGGGCAGCTTGCCAATGGGAACATTAAATGGGATGCTGACGGAAATCCTGAATTTGTCGGGAAAGTGAAGGTTTCCTCACCGTCAGGTTATGAGATAACCATATTTCCTGAAGATGAATATGGAAGACCGTCAATTGATATTCATGATGATGATGGTAATTCGCTTTTGGACATATCTCTTCAATATGGATTGAACGGTATGGTTCCCCGTATTTTTATGAATGATCCTTCCAATAGTGATGTATTGTATTTCCGTCCGGACAGTATGGTTGTCGAGCAAAAAGGAAGTGACGGTTATATATATCAGACCCAGATAATGGGAGGACGCATAATTATGGTTAAAGGTTCTGAGATTGTATGGGATCAGAACATGTTGCCCAAATAAAGTGAAGTGATATGGAACTGAATACTATTAACAAAACGGGAACTTGGAGTGAGGCGGCAGACCGTCTTAACAACAACTTTAGCAAGACTTCTACCGAGATTGATAAGGTCAAGCAGAACAGTGTCCGCAACAAGGGATTGTTTTCTACGGAAGAAGCATTGCATGCTGCTGTCCCATCTCCAGTTGTGGGCGACTGGGCTGTCGTGGGGGATACCATACCCGGTCCTATATATGATTGCAAGATAAAGGGGAAATGGAGTCCTACAGGAACAACCGGAGGCGGTGGAAGTGTTGACCTTTCCGGCATCTTGAAAGCCGAGGAGATAGACGATGTTACATCAATATTATAGTTATGAAAATTAATTACCAATCAGATTTTAAAATTATAGAGAAGAACCTGAATGGAGACGTATCAACTCCCTTCCGGTTTACTTACTTCAATCCGTTTAAGGGAAAGTTTATAGCCTCCTTTGATGGGCAAGAGTATGTGGGGTGCAGCCGTATGGAAGATGGCAGTCTGCTTGTCGCTTTTGACAACCCCGGCTTCTCCCCTGGTTTGCTGAAGGTCAAACGGGAATACTTCATTTCTGATTCTGACTTTAGAGATGGCATCTGCAACCTTGTATCTATTGAAGATACAGGGATTGTGCTGACTACCGGGAAGACGGATGAGAGCACAGCAGAGATCATGCCCTATCCGGATTATGCCGCATACAATGCGGTGCAGAGCGTATCTCTGTCAGATAAGGAGTATGATGATGTGCTGAGTGATTTTAATAGTTAATAAATAATTACATAAAATAACAACAGCCCAAGTTCCGGCGGAACTTAGGCTAAAAATAAGATACATTATGGCAAAAATGCATAAACTGACCAAGGGTGGGCAAACCATATTCCCGGCTACCATCTATGATGCTGTGGTCAATCCCCAAACACGCAAGAGCCTGACAGCGGAAATAGCTGAATTGGAAAGTTCCTTGAATGGTGGTGATACCGGATATATCAAGCTTAATATCCAATCGTGGGTAACAGGCCAGTGGACGGGAGAAGGATCATCATTGACTCATAATGATAACTCTTCTTATAAACGTAATACTGAGGTGAGTACTCTTATTAAAAGAGGCGCAGTTTTAACAATGTATGAAGCCTCCGGAAAACAAGTGAAAATGAATGGTTATGGTATTACATTCAAGTTCAGAGATTCCGCAAAAAACAAGGTAGAATGGAGATGGTATGAATCCGGTAATGGTATCCAGATTGGGAATACTGATGCTGTTGAGATTTATATGACTGTTGCATCATCCGGTATAGAGTCTTTGAACGGGTTTGTAATTAAGGGAGCTTATGTGAAAGGAGCCGGGGATAAAATCAGTGAGCTGACAGAAAATGTGGAATCTTTGGAACGATCTACGGCTGACAATATAGAACATATATCCAATCTTGACGAATCGGTTAATGGTGGCAATATTGGACGCATATATATTAATGAGAATGATCTGGTTACCGGACGTTGGACAGGTGAAGGGAAAAATCTGAAAGCAGATTCGATGGAGGGATATTTGCGAACGAAAGAAATATATGACATAAACTTGAAAGCCGGTGACTTGGTTTCTGTATATGACAAGACTGGAAAACAAGTGAAAGCCAACAGTCTCGGACTGAATATGAAGTTCAAAAACTCGACTAATACATCATCCATCATCTCCTATCAGGACAGCGGTACTTATTACAAGCTCAATGAGGATGCGACGCAGATGGCATTTTTTGGAACTTCGTCGGCCGTTGAAAAGATTACCGGTTACTTTTTCAAAGGATTTCGGGTTAAAGGCTTTGACGAAAAAATCAGTGAGCTGACAGAAAATGTGGAATCTTTGGAACGATCTACGGCTGACAATATAGAACATATATCCAATCTTGACGAATCGGTTAATGGTGGCAATATTGGACGCATATATATTAATGAGAATGATCTGGTTACCGGACGTTGGACAGGTGAAGGGAAAAATCTGAAAGCAGATTCGATGGAGGGATATTTGCGAACGAAAGAAATATATGACATAAACTTGAAAGCCGGTGACTTGGTTTCTGTATATGACAAGACTGGAAAACAAGTGAAAGCCAACAGTCTCGGACTGAATATGAAGTTCAAAAACTCGACTAATACATCATCCATCATCTCCTATCAGGACAGCGGTACTTATTACAAGCTCAATGAGGATGCGACGCAGATGGCATTTTTTGGAACTTCGTCGGCCGTTGAAAAGATTACCGGTTACTTTTTCAAAGGATTTCGGGTTAAAGGCTTTGACGAAAAAATCAGTGATGTAGATGAGTCTATTCACAAACATATTAATGATGTAAAAATCACTGATTTTTATCATTCTCTTAAAATACTTTTCATCGGTTCTTCCTTTGGAGTTGACACGATTAATTACGTTGGAGATATAGCGCACAGTTATAATTTTAATATTGTTATCGGCAACCTTTATGTTGGCGCTTCTGGAATTAAGGATTATATAACATTTTACGAATCCGACCGCAAAATATCCTACTATAAGTGGAATTTGAATGCCATTGCCTGGGAGAATGGCACCAGTACGGTAAAAGAAGCCTTGTCCGATGAAGCGTGGGATTTTGTGGTAATCCAGAACGGAGCATATCAATCCGCAGATGAGTCAACCTATTGGGATCAGGACGAGAAAGGGAATATTACCAAGAACTATGTGAATCTGTTTGCTGACATCATTGATAGATGTTGCCTGTTCTCGCATCCTGTAATCTGTTTCAACATGACATGGGCGTACAGCGTATATCATACGCTTTCATCATCGCAAGGTTCGAAGGACAAGTGGCTGAGTTTCGGCATTAATCAAAAACAGAGGCAGCTGGGTATGTATACGGAATTGTGTCGCTTGGCTCAAAAGGTATTGCAACATTGCCCGGAAGTAAAATTCGTCATCCCTTCCGGAACAGCCGTACAAAATGCCAGAGGCACGTCTTTAAGGACCGACACGACCATACAGGGAGTTGTGTCTCAATCCAATCCGGAAACGGGCACTACTGTAACAACCGTAGTCCCAACCATAGAAGAGGCTGAATCAATGACTGACTTGAATCAGGCTGCGGTAGATTATCCATTCATGGCCGGTAAGGATAATAACTTCATGAACTGGCATTATGGTACAGATTTGAGCAGGGACTGTCTGCACATGACAGAAGGGATCGGAAGATATCTTGTAGGAGGAGCCTTATGGCAGATGATTGGTTATAAACTTAGTCACTTAAACTTCTTAGGAAATACATACCGGACGACTAAGGAAGACAAAACGAATTACAGAATCATAGCGGTTACTGACAGAAGAGCTAATATCGCTCAAAAGTGTGTGATTGCCGCATTGGATAACCCGTATGGGGTTTCAGACATTACGGAATAAAACATATACTTATGATACGAGAACTAATCATCAGAATAATGAACTATCTGTCCGTTGAAGTACACCCGGATGCGGAATGGTAAAAGTGGAACAGGATATATGGAGCTTAATACAATAAACAAAACAGGAACTTGGAGCGAAACGGCAGACCGCATCAACAGCAACTTTAGTAAGATCTCCATTGAGGTTGAAGAGATAAAGCAGAACGGCGGTGGCGGCAGTGGTGGCGGAGGGGGCGATGTCACTAACGCCGACCATGCCACATCTGCATACACGCTGGATAAGAATACGCCTGTGCTTGACTGGTTCCTTTCCGCATTGAACGATGATGATGCGCAAGGGATCATTAATTACCTCAAAGGTCTTAAGATAGCAGGAAATCTGATAAACCGCATCGTAAAGCAGGGTGACAAGGATGTCACCTACACCGATGAGGATGTGATGAGCGCATTACGTGTAATGGTTGAGATAGAGAACAGTGTGGAGAAGATGAAAGAGATATTCTTGCGGAAGGACGTGGCGGATTCCACTAAGTTCCTTCTCAGCATGTTTGCCGGTGCTGTTTTCGGGAAGAATGGTTTTGCAAGCGGCTTGACCGGATTCGGAGCCAAGATATTCGATACAGGGCATGGAGAGTTTGAGAGCATGTTTATCCGCCGGTTCCTTGAAGTTCCCGAATTAAGATACAATCGTGTGATGGTCACGCTAGGCGACAAGTGGCGTGCGCCCGGAGCTGGTATTATAGAAACAGTAGATACAGGAACCAAAACATGTACACTTAAGCTGGAAGATGGTGAGATCGGAGCTGTCGCAGTAGGTGATATCTGTATGGGTATCTATCATAACATCACCGGGAACGCTACGGAGGATTACGACGATGGAAAGGGCAACAGACGTTTTGCCGGATTCTGTACGGTCTATTTCACGATTACAGAAGTTACAGGTGAAAGAAACGAAACATTTAAGTACCAGTTGCGTCCTACATCTTCATCGTGGCCTTCTTCTTTCGACCCTTTTGAGATGATGACTTTCGTGGCATACGGCAGCTTCACTAATACGGAGCGCCAGACCTCAGTCTATGAAACAAGGACTTACACCCGTATGTTGTGGAAGCAGAATACATGGGAGATCTCCGCCGCCAATGTCGCCCTACAATATGGCGACCTTTCCAATCTGAATATATTCGGGTTGAACATGGATGGTTACTCCATGTATCTGAATAATATATATATGACAGGTATTATCAAGCAGATAAAGCCAGACGGAACACCTGTACAGACTTTGAATTTCCGTGAGGAAGGCTATATACCTGGCGTACATTACGATTACTACGACAGCTTGTCTTATAACGGAAGCATGTGGGCGTGTATCAATGAGGATGGTTCGTCTGCTGCACCGGGATCTAACGGCGATTGGCTGGAGATTGCTTCTAAAGGTGATACGGGAGCACCGGGGGCACCAGGAAAGGACGGTGTGAGCGTGACCAATAGCGGTCCGTGGTATTCCGGCTTGGTTGTTCCCAAAATGAGTATCGTTACAATGGGAGGAAGTTCGTTTCTTTCTAAAGTATCCACCACGAATCCTCCCTTATGGTGCTGGACAGACAATGCCGGTAATCGGTTTACTTACAATGATGGCGGATACTGTCTTACTGGTGAGATAAATACCGATGAATATGAACTTTTGGTTCAAAGCGGAAAGGACGGAAGCGATGGTACCAGTTATGAGAGGGTATTCATCCATACTACAACAGAGAGTAAACCTGCCACTCCTTCCACGTCACAGACGGACGATTATGTACCTTCCGGCTGGCATGATGATCCTGTAGGTGTTTCCAGCTCTCTGCCTTATGAGTGGATCAGTGAGAGGGAGAAGAAAAACGGTATATGGAGTGAATTCAGTGCTCCTGCCCTTTGGGCGAAGTACGGATTTGATGGTGCTGACGGTGCTGAGGGCGTAGCCGGAACGAGCATCATTTGGAAAGGTGATTTTTCCTCCGCTCCTTCCAATCCTCAGAACGGGTGGGCATACAAGAATACCACTGATAAGAAATCATATGTATATCAGGATGGACAGTGGTATCAGATGACTATTGACGGAATTGATGGTAAGAACGGGAAAGACGGATTGAGTATTGTATGGAAAGGAGATCTCCAAACACCTCCTTCCAATCCTCAGACCAACTGGGCATACCGGGATACCAATAATGGCCGTGTATATATATGGAACGGAACAGCATGGGCATTGATGGTTGTGGACGGATCGGACGGTGCTGATGGTGCAGCCGGTTCTGACGGATTGAGCGTGTTTATAACTTATAATGACAGCACTTCCCAACCTTCTGTACCTACCGGGAACGGTACTACTGGAGGATGGCATACAAATGCGACAAGTACCGCCATATGGATGTCACAGAAGGTTGCTGCGTCCGCATCTGACGGAGCATGGGGTACACCGATAAAAATCAAAGGTGACAAGGGTGACGGTTACACCCAGATGGGGCAGTTTAGGACTGGTATGGTTGTTCCTAAGATGGGTGTCGTTTCGATGGGTGGCGGCTCTTATGTAGCCAAGGCATCCACCACGAATCCTCCCTTATGGTGCTGGACAGACAATGCCGGTAATCGGTTTACTTACAATGATGGCGGATACTGCTTGACAGGCGATCAGAACACGGCCGAATACGATGTATGGGCTGAGAAGGGCGATACCGGAGCAAAAGGTGACAAGGGTGATGATGGTGAGAAAGGTGACAAAGGAGATAAGGGAGATCAGGGCGTACAAGGAATACAGGGATGTATCATACGGAGTTCAGAATGGAAAACTGGGGTGACGTATAGAAATGACGAATCCCTTACAAGCGGAACGCGATATATTGATATAGTAGCCAAGAAGAACACAAGTCCAAGTTCGTTATACGGATGGGATATGTATATGTGTAAGTCAACGCACACATCTTCATCATCGAATGGCCCAGGTAATACTACATATTGGACGGCAGTGAATGAAATGGCACCTATTTTCACAAGTCTTATTATTGCAAAAAATGCAAGTATTGATTTTGTCCAAGGCAACGAATTGATAATAAAGGATTCAAATAATAATGTTGTAGCCGGCCTTACAGGAGGAAGCAGCAAAGAAGCTGGTACAACACCTGTAAGGATATGGGCTGGAGGTAATGTTCCAGGAAACGCTCCGTTCCGTGTGGATCAGAATGGAAATCTTGTCGCAACGAAAGCGAATATCACGGGGACAATAACTGCCACAGGTGGCGTAATCGGTCCGTTCTCCATTGCTTCGGGGATGTTGTCCTCAAAGACCCTTTATGAAAATGAAACAAATAAATACGTCGGTTTCAATTTGTCTGCCGGACAAATTGAGTTTTATAACGAAAGGACATTTGCAAACGTAAGAATCGGGGGAAACACGCAGTTTGTCACCATTGAAGGGATTAAGTATGATGCTGGAATTGACATACAGAGTCCGAATGCCATGATCGGGATGCACATCAAGACCCTGAGCATTCCTCTGTTCGTGGAGGGGGGGTAACATTTTCCTTCATCCGAACAATGACAGTTATGTGTCTCTTCATGGCATAGTTGGCAACTGGAGGAATATCTCTGTCAGCACCTCCCTGAATAACAATGATGACAATGTGATGTTTATTAATACAGGTAATATAGAAGTGACACTTCCTCCGGATGTTCCGGGACATACCATATACTTCAAACGTATGAGCGGCGGGGTAAGACTGACAGGCGGGCGCATCCTGCCTGCCCCCGGAGGACAGGAGGTGTCTTATATTGATTTGGATTTTGCATCCGGATTCATTAAGTGTATGGGTAATTGTTGGGTTATGTTTTATTGCGGATAATTTAAATATGGCACTGATATACAATCGGACACCACAGATAAAAGAGGAACTTTTATCTTAATGCTTAATTCACAAAAAAAAATAACTCATAATATATATAAATTTAGGCATTTTATTCTTACCTTAGCACTAAATAAATTTTGATAACTTTTAGTTATATAAGTTATCAAAATTTATTTAGTGTAAGATCGTATATTAATACTTAAATATAAATTATGAAAATAGATTTTACAAAATTTCCTTGTTACACAGGGATAAAGAAGGATATCAGGGTTGAGATGGATATTGCGGAGTCATTGGCTAACGCCATATACACAAATGTTCCGGGCATAGCCGCCAGTTCTCTGGCTCATAAGATTTACTCTGGCAAGGGAGAAGTAGATTACGATGAACGGGAAATACGAATTATACGTGATTGTACACCGTTGTTTTCGGGAGTTTATGCGGATTCCATAAACGATTATTTGGACACAAAAGAAAAGGAGGAATCAAAATGAAAGAATTATGGCAATTAATCAAGATGCTGTTCTCAAGCAAGCCGGGTAATTTCGATAATCCTCAGATGCTTGCCATGAAGCATTATCCTTTCAAGGGATACCGTTTCATGATGTGGTGCGGACGGATGATTTACCGTATCGAGAACAAAGAGAATATAGAGAAGTACATGCAGACCTATGCGGGTAAGGAGAGTATGACGCACGAGACCATACACCTGCGCCAAGCACAGTTTGCTGGCTCATGGGTAAAATACTACTGGCGGTATTTTGTCGAGTGGGTTAAGGGAAACCCTATCTGCCATCCTGCGAGTTCGGCATATTATACCATCTCATACGAAATGGAGGCGTATGCCAACGAGAGCAATTTGGATTATCCCGTGAACTATGACGGGAGCAACCTTTCCCGGTACAAGATAAAAGATGGCAGGAAGAAGCTGTACAAGTCGGTTGGAGGAACATCTAAAGCATGGATGGCTTATATAAAAACATTATAATAATTAGAAACATAGTAATAAATAATTAAAAAAATACGATTATGGCAGACAAAAAATTAAATGAAGTTCCGGTGGTAAGTGACATCGTAACTATTTTCGGAAAGAGATCAAATGGTGAAATTGTTCAAATAGATAAAAGCAACTTAGCAACACTTCTGGGAGAACTTATCGGCACAGTAACAGCCAATAAGGATGGATTAATGTCTAAAAATGGTTTCCTTGAAAGAAGCAAGGGCAATACATTAGACTTTAATGATTATACGATTTCAGGTGTGTGGGTATTTTCTGATACGGGCTTTATTAATGGACCATCAGTGTATAGAGGGGGGATTTTATTAGTTTTTAAAACAGCTAATGGGAATATATTGCAAATCTGTTGCGATTATACTAATTCTATTTTTATACGTATTCATTGGGGAGAATGGAAATCTTGGGCACGAATCACAACAGTGATGATATAATTTCCCCACTTCTGGAAGGACTAATGAACAGTTTGAAGCTGTTCCCGTTTATGCCCAAAGGTATATTAAGTACAGACGAAGAGGTAAATAGTGCAACTGCAAGCGGAATGTATCATGTATTCGGACGAGACGGAATTAGTGTTGTTTCAAATTATTCCATAATGATAGTTTTTAACGATGGAAAAGGATATGTAATTCAAATGACATTCCGCTTGGGAACTGATGTTGTTGGTTTCAGACGTAATTTGAACGGAGAGTGGGGAGATTTTAGAACTTTTGTATTGGCATCTTAGAAACATGGGATACTACTTAAGAGAAGATGACAAAAATGTCATTTATAACAAAATGTCTTCTTATCAGAGAGCAAAAATAGAATCATTCTTTGGGAAGATGAATGCATACTATACCCAAATAGAGATTTTATAAATAAAAAGTTAGGGCGACGAATTTCTTCGCTGCCCTAAATATTAAAATGTGGTTTAAGCCACAATGACATTTTTAATGTCGTTTCAATCCACGCACCGAAGTGCGACTAACATCGTTGATGTTTGATGCAAAGGTGCAACTTTTTGAATTAACGAGCAACAAATTATAAATGTTATAAAACATATTAATTATGGCAAGAAGACGATCTATTACCCTAGATCAAGAGTCTAGGGTATTGTCCTTGTACAAAGCAGGGATGGCTATCAAGGAAATAATGAAGGATACGGAAATAAAGTCTGAGCAAACGATATATAGGATATTGGACAGTAATGGTATGCCCCGAAGACCGAAGGTTAATGGCGTAAAAAGAATACTTGTTATGATAGAAGAGGACGTGGCAGCTATCTTGGATAAGGAGCAATCGGTATCATTATATGTCAATGAGGCTATAAGATACTATCACGGTAACCGGCATTAATTGCCGGTTATTTTTTTATTAAAACTATATTTAAAATCACGTTTTGAATCGTGTTGTTTAGATAAATTAAAGTCATATCATTTCGCAATACCCTAAAAATACCCATGAGAAAAAAAATCTTAAAAATATACCAATACTTTTTGTATAATACCCGATGTTTTTTTATTAAAGCTTTGATATATCTTAAAAATATACCAATTATATATTATATTTTTTCGACACATAATAAGCCAAGGAGGCGACAGAATAAATTGCAGCGCAATCATCTGAACCATTATAATCCAATATCCCATCCATAAACTCATTGTATTGCGGGATCTCATCATAGTCTGCACGAAACATCACATTATTTTTGATAAAATCCAGAAAAGCAGATACCCTAGCATCTGTTCCCATATTTTTATGCATAATTCTGACATCATATCTATCCCTTAAGCCCCGTGCTATGGGGAAATAATTTTTCTCACTTTCAAACAACACTTCCACAGGAGATATGCCCTCTAAAAATGACAGGAGAACAGTCTCATCAAATGATCCTGTATATGTCACATTATCTATATATATTCCCTCATTTACATAGCACGAAACGATAATGAACTTTCCGGCATATTCGGGAAGAACATATACAAGTCTTGTCCCCTGAATATTTTTAGACATATCAAAATATCTCATATCTTTATTTTCCTGTTTAATTTTACTTCGTTTCCTTTTCAAAGAGAAACGAGTATATTCATCCTTGAATACCCATACAGTAATATATCGCAGACAATCCACCAAGTGACCGTATCTCTCATAAGACTGTCCTGTAATCTTATCCTTTACTCTTTTTTTCAGCACCCCTCCATTAACGTCCTTCTTGGCATTGTTATAATCGACTATCGAGTTTTTACATCCATCATCTACCGAAAATGACATACCCGAGCCTCCATCGAGCATGTAGTTTACAAATTCACCTGACATCGGTACGGACGGGTTAGAAGCCGGTATCCTCTCCTCAACATGGTAATCGCTTTCCAGCCCTTCCACGAACTTATCAAGAAACGATCTCTTCTCTTCGTCTATAGTGTTCCCGTTTTTTGTCGAAGCATCTCCGTACAGATACAGCATATCATTATACCTTATTGATTTCAGGTAATCTACCGCCATTTTTGAAGCCTGTGTTACCGTGTTGAACGGATCACTGGCGCATATCTCGTTAAACTGCCTTATACTACTTCCATCCACCTGGAAAAATGATATTGAAATATAAGGGAGCACATTGTTATCAATTGATATATGAACCGGCATCCCTTTAATGTAGTGTGTCGTTTTTATGTGTTTGTTTGAATCAAATGCATACAGGAACTCTCCTCCTGTCTTAATGCTTCCCCATTCTCCCAATGCGTATACCCTGTAGTAATTATAATCATGATCCTTGTACCATTGGTAATTAGATATCGTCTGTCTGTCATAGTATCCATACTTCCCGTCCGGAGAACCTACTACCCAGAAGTTGTTCTTATACGAAGAATGCAGCTCTACCGTATCCGATGGATATCTTTCCATTTTTCCCGTACGCTCATTAGCTATCATTCTAGATTTATTATATCTCTTTCCTAATATCCGGCTATAATCCTTAGGTAATAAACTCCTTTTTATCGGATATCTTACTTTCCCGTACAAATCATTCGGATGCTCATCCCACTCGTATGTATCAAGGATCTTGGTTTTTATCCACGAGTCCTCTGATACTGGATTAAAGTTGCATATAATCTGTAGGCCCTCCTTTCCTCGTAGGCGGAAACGTATCTGTGTGAAATCCTCATATTCAAACTCAGTGGCCTCTTCCATCACTATCCAGCGATATCCTGTGATAGACTTTATCTTCTCGGGATCGTCCAATCCTGTAAAATCGATTTTGCAACCATTTATACAGGTTATATTATTTTCCTTTGGAGCGAAAAACTGACTCAATTGAAGAGCTTTCATTTGGGTCTTAAACTCTTCATATACCGTATTCTTAAGACTAGCTCCAACTTTTCTCACAACGAGAGCTGAACCTTCTCCGGAGAATACAGACAACAACACGGATTGTGTCGTAGATACAGATTTCCCTGATGAAGAACCACCTCTGTTTATAATATACCGGATATCCTTGTCATGCATCGCCTCACGGATATGCCAAAACAGGGGATTAAACAATTTATACGAGAACACCATCTCTATCATTGCTCGTCCCCAATTATCATGCGCACATTGGTACTGACATCACTTTTTACTGGAGCATCCCATCCAAGCATCTTGCTTATCTGTGTAATGGCGGCTATTTTGCTATATAGTCGTATCTCTACTCCATATTGAGTATTCTTAATCGATTGGATGCAACATCGGACTGGTTTTGGTATATCATCAAGAGAACGGACAATAAACGTATCTTTACCTTTTAATTGAAGATCTATAGGGTCTACATTTACCACATTTGTAAGGAAGCGCAATGCATCTTCCTTCTTCATATCAGACTTTTTTAAGATATCAGCCTGCAATTCATTTACACGGGATGCGACAGATGGATTTCTCAGTAATTCAAATGCACGCTTACTAACGACCCCATCCTTCCATCCAATACTATTAGGGTAAGCTTTCCGATATGCATCTGTAGCATTACCCGTTTCCATATAATAATGGCAGAAATTTTCTCTATTTGCTACGAGTTTTTTTCCCATAAAAGTCTTTTCGTCCGAAGAACGTACCGTGCCCCTTTACACGGAAACATTATAATTCAAAATTACAAAAAATCTGAATAAAAACAAAACCTGTCATTTAATTTCTGTTCTTAAAAATAGAGTAGATATATATATTAATATTTTAGGAATCAACTATGAGAGTTTATTTCCCTTTTTTAATTTATTCAAAAAACATATATCTCTTGTAAAATTCTCCCCGATTGATTTCTTACTTTCAATAATTTGCTCTACAAGCGTTATGCACTCCTTCCTTATCTCTTCGGTTTCGTTATAACCGCAAGCTTTGTCAACTAGTCTTTCGATGTTTGACTTGGTATTAGAAAGTTGTTGACAGAGCATTTCCAAACGCCAGTAACAGAAATCAATTGTAGCTATGTGCTCTATTCTTTCCATTTCCCTTAATCGCTTCAATACATTCCTTTATCCCATCATCAAAACCATGCTTGTATCCCTTAGCGTATTCTCCAATGTTATACACCGCCATTGCAAATACAAACAGGATGATACCTAAAGCCTTATGCCAACCGGGAAGGGATATGGAAAACGGCTTAAATGTAATCGTGAGATCTCCAACCCATAATAGGGAGATAATACATATGATTGTAAATAATATTGTTTTCATAATCATATAAGTTTTAAAGCTTCCTGTAATCCTGCTTCAAGTGCTTCTTCGTAGATATTATAACGGACAATAGGTCTGTCAGACAATCCTATCAAGTCATGCCTCGGAATTGTCAGTATATCATACGTCCAATAATTTCCATACATATAGGATATTTCGATATGCAGGTTCTTAGTTTCACGAAGCCACTTTTGGGCAACATACAACACTGGACACAAAAATTCAACTGGTTCGTTATCTATTTCCGTACAACATGACATACTTTGCGGAATGTCGTATCTTCTAATAATATTATCGCAACTTATTGTGTGTTCACACTTCCAATTAAACCCTTTCTCTTTCAGCATCTTTGCTGTTTCCAATGTTACAAGTTCTTCGGTCATGGTTGGTTCTCCTTTCCTTTAAAGTGTTCAATCAGTTCGTCTACGGTAGCCTTGTGATAATATGGTAAGTTAAAATCATTAGGCATCCCATAGAAATCCATTCCAGATAAACCTCCATCAGAGCCATCCCGGTATATACCCCAATCGCCCTTACCATTAGTGAATAATTGATTGTTGTCTGTATTATCCTTTAATGCAGCTATAGCCAGAAAAAGTTCCTCATTCGTTCCGCAATCAACACTATCGGTTTCGTCAGGATGTGGAATGTTGTTAAAAAACTCAATATTATATAGTCCACATTCGGGCGAGGTGAAAATACATAAATCTTCGTTAAGTTCCGCCCCAAACAATCTATATCCTAACTCATCTAATTTCTTTCTAAGTTTATAGGTACTCTTGCGTATGAAACACGGTGTTGTAAATCCCATAGTTATTCCTCCTTATCTATCTTAATATCAGTTACTTTACCACGATTAATAAAACGTTCATCAGAGTTATAATATCCAGCAATTACTTTACTCATAACGTATTATCTTTTCTTTAACTCCAGTAATACTACTACAAGAAGGGCATGGAATAAATATTATATTATATCCTTCTCTCTGGTCAAAAAACTCACTGTGTATATCCGATTTCTCAAATTCAAATTCACAGCCACATATGTCACAACGCTGGAAGTAAATCGGTTTTTTCTTATTAGCTTCTTTAGTAACCTTTATTGCCATATTAATCTCCTTAATCTTTAATCCGTTCAAGTACATCTCTGTTGGCTTCGAGTATCTCGTCAAAAGAAGGGATGGACATCCAATGGGTTATACCTAATCTTTCTTCATTCACGTTTGCTCCCGTCTCCCATTCGCCCAAAGTTGAAAGCTGGCAAATAAGGAAGCCATAAGCCCCTCTTGTTAGAACCACTGTGTTATTTTCCGGCAACCGTTCCTTAACGCTTATCCACGGTGATTGCTTTGACTGCCATTCGGCACCAGAAATAAAAGATTCATAAATCTGTTTATGCACTCCATTAATAAATCCATTTATTGTACCTTCGGCATCACATATTTCAAAATGCGTTTGGTGCTCTCTTGCCGCTTCTTCTACTGTCTGTTTCATATCTTTTTTCATTTTGAATTATTTTTTTATAACTACCGCCATTGTACTAATAGAAGTGCCACTCTCTTTAAACTCGCCTGCGCTGATTTCAAACACTTCTCCATGTACTTCTTTCAGCCAGTTGCGGAAATCAATACATTTCTTTTCCGAAGCAAATTTCCAGTGTTGGCTGGTTATTGCCGCAAGGGTTCCACCCTCTTCCAATCGATCATACATAAGCCTGACATGCTCTATATCCTGATTACTGGAAAACGGAGGATTTGCAATAATCTTAGTGTAACTACCTACACTGTCTTTGGTAAAGTCTTCATCAAGCAATATTACGTTGTTAAGGGTATGAAGAAATTCTCTGTTTTCCGGCATCAGCTCATAACATTCAACCATTACAGAAGGACAAGCCCGGTGGATTGCTTTTATAAGGGCGCCACGCCCGGCACTCGGCTCCAGTACCGTATCATCTTCATGTATCCCTCCGGCAAGCATAACCAGCCAGTCAGCAACATCGGCCGGAGTTTCAAAAAACTGGTAATCCTGCTGTAGGTTGCACCGTTTACCCTCTTTCAGCATGGAAAACACACGCTCCGGATTAAACGGGAATGTGAAACCCTGTATCTTCCCACCTTGCCATGAGCCGCCAGCTTCTTCTATCCACTTCTTTGCTTCGGCATAAGATTTTTTATTGAATTGAACTTGAGGAAGTTTGAGGATATTGTTCTCAAGAGTACAATGTTTCAGTATTTCTTCTACATTCCATTTTTTACCTTCGTCAGCCTGTTTCTTCTTTTCCCCAACCGGGGCGTCAGGTGCTAACAGTGAGGAAATTTTTTGAACAACCGTATTGCTCGCATTCACGAAGGTATTGACACAGGATAGCGCTTCGATCAAGAAATCGGTGTCAACATGCCCGGTATCGTCATAGATGTCTATCCCTTCGGTCATGGATGACAGTTCATTGAGCTGCGCAACACTACCATGTAACGTTTCGATTAAAATCTTTTTTTTGTTCGTCATAACTTTTCTGCAAATAAATTCTTGTTGTGTCTACACTCCCATGACCTAAAAGGTCAGCCAGTTGAATAACATCTTTGTTTTTTTTCAGGAACATTTTAGCGAAAAAATGACGAAAGGCGTGGGCGTGCATCTTCCTTGAATCAATACCGCAATGTTTTCCCCATGCTTTCAAGTGCTGGGAAAAGCCCCGCTGTGTGATCGGACCGAATCTCCCTACTGCGAAAATCCCGGTCTTACCATGTTCCTTAGCATAAGCCTTCGCTTCTTGCTGCAATTGCTTTTGAAAGAAAAAACGTCTGTACTTGTTACCTTTACCTTTCAATGTAACCTCACCACTAATTATATCCTCCCATGTAAATCGTTGAAATTCCGACAGACGGGCGCCCGTTGTACCCAAAACCTTAATAAAGAAATAGTAATCCTTATTGTTTTTTGCCTTGAGATATTCCAACAGCCGGTTATATTCCTCCTCGGTCGGCACATTGTTCACATCAAGTTTGCGCTTTATTTTGGGGCGCTTCAGTTCTATAGGCTTCTTCAGCCATTTAGAGAATCTTTCGATTGCTGTAATCCGCAAACGGATGGTAGCGGGAGATAATTTTTCTTCTTCAAGACTTTTTATAAACCTCCTGCAATTATCCATGTTTACCTCATTGGCGTATTCGAAATACTTCTTCATGGATGTGTAATATATATCAACTGTATGAGAAGAGTAATCATTGTTATCAGTCAACCATATTATGAAATCATGGAGTAGTTTCTTATTTTTCTCTGAAATGACGTCAAGCTTTTCCAAAGGTTTCACCGCCTTTTCCCTTTTTCCATATCCGATGTTGAGATAGGATAATAGATCGCATATCGCTGAACACATTAGCGAATGACGCACCATGACATCTGCATTTTCACGCTTGTAATTCAAATAACCACGGCGGTTCACTTCTTTGGTCATCTCTAAAAAATCCGTGACATGCTTGATATATTTCCCGACAGTATCATAAGTCCTTCCTGTCGTGTATATGTAAGAAATATAATCAGTTAATATCTTCTGCCTGTCATTATTCATAATCTTGTTTAATTAAATTATACCAATCATTGCTATCTTCAAAAAAACATCTGTATCCATTAGCCGTATGTTTGCCTCTCACTTTCCGACATATAGCACTGATCAGAGAAGGAGCCACGCCAATCATCTTACCAGCCATTTGTATCGAAGGGAATACTCCACATAATTTCTCATCCTTTATCAAAACAACGCTCTTTTTATTCATGCCTGCACCAGTCTTATGCCAAGCCCCACGTCCTTTAGACAGATTTTTTATACTTCTGGCCTTGGAACGTTTTGAATGATAAACCATTTTACGACCCTTGTTGCGAGAAACACAACCCTTTAAAAATCGTCCGGTAATAAAGTCTCTCTCAAATCGCTCAGGCGGTATATATAATTCACTCATATCTAATCAGTTTTAAATATTAATCTTTTTCGATGAAAGTGTTAGTCGTGTTTATCACACCAGCAGAATCAACGCTCTTACCATCCCGGATAAACACTTTTTCTCGCATTAACTCTTCATAGTCATATAGTGACATTCCGATTACACACACACGACCATCAACATACAATTTACATTTCATTAATTCAGTTTCTTCTATCGGACCGATAACATCTATTTGAATTGTTCTTTTATTCATAATTTTCCTGATTTGAATTAATAATTTGGAATTAGTTGATAGGAGATGCGGTTTCGGTAAGGTTGTCTAAATCTCTCAAGAAAACTACTACATCTTGGATAACGGGTACTCCATTCAAAGCCGAAGTGGTCAGATTGATACTATAAATATCAATACTTGGATATTTATCGGTAAGTAGCTTATTTAGTAGCGCAATAGATTTGTCATTGTAGATAACCATCCTATCTTCTATCTCAAAACCTAACCGAGACAAGTATTCTTCTTTCTTTTCTTCTCCTGCCTTTGAAACACGGGAAGCGAAAACCATTCCACTCAATGAGATTTTTGCAACGTATTCTCCAAAATAAAAGTCACTAACATGCCCAAATCCATATTCAGTCCACCAATTTCTAAATGATGATACCATAATTTTCAAACGTTCTCTAACATCTTCGTTTGAAACCTTCTCCCCAAGCTGATGACGTAATTTTCGATTTTCATCATTCAATGAGCGGATTTGTTCAGTTAATTTCTTTTGTTTCTCTGCAAGTACACCTTCATATCCCATTCGGGTAAGAAACCTATTCACATTGTGGTCTGTCAGAGAAAGGATGTTTTCTTTCATTCCTTCGGTGAGCTGCCCTTTTTCGAGCATCGTTATAGCCAATCCTAAATTTTGCTGAATTTCTTTATATTGCTTTTTCAATTCAGTTATCAGTTCTCCGTTAGAATCTTCTACAATAGCTGGCTTATCTTGCCTGTTAAAATCAAGCTGTCTTTCTTTCATTTCTAATTCGTTATTCGTTAATTGGCAGTTTCATAAAGCACATCCATATTGTTTTGCTCTGCCTTCCGGTAGTATGCCCAAATAAAGGTTTGAACGGAATAACAGACAAAACCTCCGCAGCTTTTATCTCACTCTCGTTCCATTTGAATACAAGCGTGCCATTAGGCTTCAGGACGCGCATACACTCTGTAAATCCATCGTGTATGAGTGACTGCCAGTCTTTCGGCAGTTTGCCGTACTTTTTAGCCATCCATGAGGTTTCACCAAGTGTTTTTAGATGAGGTGGGTCAAATACCACCATGTAGAAAGAATTGTCCTCAAACGGCAAGTGGGTGAAATCGGCTATTATATCCGGTTTTATCTCTATGGTTCTGATCTTATCTCTATCCTTGGCTGTTACTATCTCCGATCTTTTATCAACGAACAAGGCAAAAGGATTATGTTTGTCAAACCAAAACATCCTACTGCCACAACAGGCATCTAATATTATTTTTGTTTCAATCATTCTTATATCGTTTTTAATTAATTACTCCCGCTAAACCTCCTTAAGCTGTCCATTGACTAGCATATACCATGTGTCAGCCTTAACCTCTTTCCCGTCAACTTCAAATGCCTTAACCTCTTTAATCGGGTAGGTATCACCCTTCCATTCTCCACGCTCTGCGAGGACTATCCAGCAACCTATAGCTCCCTTAGCCTTACACCCGTATCCGGCAGCAAGAGCAATGCTATCCTTGCCGGTGGCTGATGCTGCACCTCGGTCGCCGGTGGCTGATGCTGCACCTTGGTCGCCGGTGGCTGATGCTGCACCATAGTTGCCGGTGGCTGATGCTGCACCTTGGTAGCCGGTGGCTGATGCTGCACCTTGGTCGCCGGTGGCT